TGGAATAGAGTCTGTTAAAGTCTGTGTAGCTGTTTCAAGCTTGCCCCATCCGACAGTCACTTCTTCCAAGCTGCGTCTGCGAATGCGATCGCTACGAATCTGTCTAACCGTGGCTAATCCGCGGATAACAGATAACTTCGGCAAGTCGCGATATATTTCCGCTTCCAGCTCCTCTGGAATCAATATCTGTCCGTCAGCATCTGCCACAAGAGCCTTCCGCTCTTCTGGAGTCAGCGCAGTCTTACCTTCGCGGATAAATTTGATAAATGCCGCCTTTGCCTCGCTCGGCTTTTCTCCGCCTTTGCTTCCGTCAATCGGCGGACGCTTGATCGCTGTTTCTATCTCAGCCATGCGCTCGTTGATTTTCGTCTGGAATTCTTCGAACTCGGCTTTCGTATATAGTCCCTGTTCTTTCGCTTCAAACTTCTCTCGTAATTCTTTTACAAGCCTTTGAAGCTCAATGATTTTCTCATCCACCTTACAATACCTCCTTAATTTCTTTTAGTTCTTTAATCAGATCATCAAGCAAGCGGTCTGCCGACTTGCTTTCCTCTTGCGGCTCCTCGTCATCATCCTGAGTGCTAGTGTGCGGCTCAGATGCCTTAAGGAGTGCTTGTAAACTTTCTATGGCCTGTTCAATCAGCGATCTATTTGACGCTGATAAGACGCGGCCTGCCTTAATTTCCCCCGCTGCCCCTATTATACCGTAAAGCAGCAGGTCAATACTACTGCTCTCAGAACTCCACGGAGGTGTTCTGTCCATCTTCTCATAGTATCGTGCAAGGTGGTTCTTAACACCGGCAATATCTCTATCAGGAATATCTACACCACCTCTAGAGCCTTGCACAGCAGCTGCAGCAGCGAATATGCCCCGAGGTACAGCCTTTAACCTACCATCTATCACATCCGCAATCGGTAGTTTGTAAGAGCCAAACAGCTCTGGGTTCTCTGAGTCATACCATACAAAAGCCTTTCTGTATTTCTCCCAGTCCATATTATCCTCTCCGCCTGCCCATTCTCTTACCCGAGACCTTGCAGCGTCTCCATCCCATGGTGTCTCCATATCAGCTAATGGAAGGTCTTGAAACGGTACAACAGCTTTAATGCTCTCAACCTGGGCAAGTGGGTTAGCAGGGAATGTTACCAGTGACCACTCCCACAGCCGTATCTCTTTTAGTTTCCTAGTCGTTCCTTCCCAAGCTTCTTTTACCGTATCATAGCCGATAGATAACCCACGCAATACACCTTGTTTCATCAGCGCGTATGCTTCGCGTCCTCTAGCTGTTTCAAGGTTCAACTGTCCCTTTACTCTAAGCCCACGGTTATCTTCTACTGCTGCGACAGTTAGTCCAATAGGTTCTGCAGGGTTATGCTGCCACAGTATCGGTAGTTCTGGGTTCTCTTGAAGGGTCTTTCTAAACGCTCCCGGCTCTATTACGTCTCCGGTTCTGTCAACGTTACCAAAAACAGCAGCATATCCTTCGAATAAGCCCTGATCGTCAATGTCTTTTACACTAAACCTAAAACTCTTTGTATCCATCCGTTATCCCCCCTTTCATCAGTACTCTACTACTTCGTATATTAAGGTGCATCTACAGTTTGGATGCGCTGGAGGTGTAAGTATTTCTTCTTCCCTCTTTGTGCCACCAGGGTATGTTTCTTCCAAGCCTACTACCTCACCATCCAGCGACTGACAGAACTCGCATGTGCGCTCATCGTGAGCTGTTAACCATGTTTTTATTATCTCTCCTCTGAAGAACCCATTAGCCTTAGCTTCTCTAACAGCCTCCAACTGCCCACGATTATACGCATAAGACAGTTCAGTCCTCGCTATTCTTAGAGCACGCTTTTTTAACAGCAAGTCTGCGTAATCCTGCGTCAACTTGTCAATTACGTTTTGGCTCATGTTCTCCCTTATCAAGCTTTCTCGATACCGAGCCACTGCCCGAGCTTCGCTGGTCGTTAGTCCTATGAGAGGCTTTATCACCTTCGCCAAGTCGTAAGGGGATAAAGGATGTTCTAGGATGTAAATCCGTAGTACTTCTCTTATTGCATCGTGCTGCGCCTGTGTTAGCTGTACTATCAACTCTCCGCCATGCTCACGTATCCAGTCCTCAATAAGCTGCCCAATGTGAGTGTTTTCAAACTGTTTCCTAGCATACTTTTCTATTTCTCCATTCATGTACTCCACTGCATTTTCCATAGCATCACGCCACGCTGGAGCCATAACTTCATTTACAAGCTTCGTGTAGTCGTTCGTCCATTGCTGCACCCATTCTATCGGCACCCAGCTGTACTGCATTATTTTTTCCATCTCTTTAACAGTCATCATTTCGCGCTGGGTATTCCACATCTTGCGTAGTGCCCTCTGTATCTTCGGCTCATTCTTATCGAGGTACCCACGCAGAACAAACTCAACATTTCTGGAATTTATCGGAACTGGTCTAATACCTTCTGGGTACCGTGGAGGTCGTGGTTGTGGCTCTGGCTTCTTCTTAACAGCCATGCGTAGCTTGTATTTCACTCTTCGTTCACGCCCTCGCCTGTCATAACCGTCAACGGTATCATGTTAACAGGCATCATTAACATGTCTCCGCCTTCCACTTCGTCATACCCGAGCATGACTCTAGCTTCATTCGGGGTTATTATCCCATTCTTAACCGCTTCTAGCGCCCTGCTCCATACAGCTTCCCTGTCTTCCTGCAATGCCTCTATCTCATCTCTGTCGTAATCTATGTATACTCTCTTGTCACCGAACTTGGGCACAAGCCAGTTATTCAGTTCCCCCTTAAGGGAATCCATCAGTGGCAATACCGTCTCCGTATAGAACGCCTGCCTTGCTTCCTTGTAATTAGAATACGTTTTGTTCGCATTGTCTCCAATCAGCTCAGGAGGCACTCCAAAAGCTATGGCTATCTCCCTAGCCGAGAGCTTAATGCCCTCTAACCAATGCATCTCCGCAGGGCTTAATCCAATCTCTTTCCAGTCCAATCCTCCCTCAAGCAGCAGCGGTCTCCCAGCATTCTTAGCGCCTACAAACTCTCTGTTAACCTGCTCTTTCAGCCTCTCGAACTGGTCTGGTTGTAGCTCGTGCTCTGTGATTAACGCTCCCGGCGGTCTCGCACTGTTTTGCAGTAGAGCAACGTTCCACGCTCTGCTCTCATTGTTTTGGTCAATGCTTCGTGCTGCAGCTTCAATGGGAGACATGCCATACCAGTCATTCAATGGGTTAAACAACTTCAAGTGCAGTATTTCTTCAGGCTTAAAATTTACAGTTATACCGCCCACTGTGTACTGATAACCAGCGATAAGCTGCTGCGAGTTACCAGCAATTACTTTCATCCGATCAGGCCTTAGTACATATAGCTCTCTTGGTGGTCCGTTTTCTGGCCCAGCAGCTTCGATGTAACTGTTGCCAGCCAGCATCAAAAAGCCCACGACACTTTCGAAGAATTCACTACCACCTTGCCATGGGTTTGGCCCGTTTAGCAGTTCCTTTAATGGGTGGCTTTCCAGCTCTTCTACAGTTCCGTCGTTTGCAGTTCTATATACCAGCCACGGTATACCAGCACATGCCATCGCTATCTGTCTTACACAGGCGTACACATAAACGTTTCCCTCATATCCCTCTTTTGCGAAGTTAGCATAATTACGGGTAGTCCATACTGGCTGCCCAAGTGTCATTTCCACAAGAGCCCTCGTTGCTTGGCTTTGTTTCCTAAACATTTTTGTAAGTCCTTCGAACAATTTGTCACCCCCTTTACAGTGCTTCTATCCGTGGTTCATGTCTTGTTTGTACAGACAAAACGGCATAGCGTAGAGCGTCGACGGCATGGTCGTATTCTTTAAGCGGTTCATCTATAACACTCTCATTATGCACCTTCCACCTGTAGTTTTCTATTTCATCGAGCAGGTTATTTAGACCCCTAAATACGAACAACCTGTCGCTCTTGAGCCGAGCGATAACAGTTTCTATGCCTTTCTTAACTGCATTGTTAGCACTTATAGCTGGTATCCCAAGCCTTCGATATTCTTCAATTGCAGCTGGCTCTGATGGGTCACAAAATGCGGCCTCAATGTTTTCCCCCTCGCACAGTCTCAGTATCTCTGCCCCACTTTCCTGCGGTATCTTGTTCCGCTTGTAATATTCTCTGTAAACATACATTACATCATCAG